CGAACAATACAGTTGGGAGTTTTTTATCGTTAATTGAATTGAGTGCTTCTTTATATATTTCAATATTTTTTGCTTGAAGGTGACATTTGTGATTGTTCAGTTTTACTCCACAATGTCTTGCCCATATATCGCTTCTGTGTAGAGTATTTGATCCTAAGTGCATGCTTTCGTGTACTCTGCATGCAGTACTGATGTCATATATGATTCCATATTCTCGTTCTTTTATTTTTTCAATTGGGATTGTTTTTGCAAAAGGTTGATCTGATGCCAGTTGTAAGTATTTTTGAGGACAGCAATAATGTAAATCAATTTCTGAAAATGTTGTACTAAAATCTTCAAACATCATCCTTTGCATGACGATGTCACCATATCCTCCGTATTTTCTTTTAATTAGAACTTTATTGCGACGAATGAAGTGTTCCTTCAATGTAATTGGATTTATTTGTTTTTTCTTTACATAGCGGAACATAAATATGGTGTCTCTTCCGTACTACCTCAATTTATTTCAATTATAAATGTTCAGGATGTCTGTATGGATACCAGATCATTTTGAAGTAAAAGAAAGACCCAATACAGGAGCGGGATGCTTTATGGCAGCGTTCAAGGGAAATTCCAAAGTTTATGCAACAAACTTAGGTTGAGACAAGGGGGCCAATCGTGTTGATTAAGCCCCCTGATTCATAAATGTCTTCCACTTTGACAATGCTGAACCTATAGTCTGATCTATGTCCAAATACTTGTATTCTCCTAGTCTACCTCCAAATGTAACATCGTTGTGATTTATTTTCAGATTAGCATATTTGTTGTAAATGAAACTGTTCTTTTCATCCCTTATTGGGTAGTAAGGTTCAGGATGGTCTTTGAATGATATTGGTATGTCAAAACTCACAACTGTTTCTTCTTTTTCTTGATTTTTTGTTTCATAATGTTTTGGCGTTTCATTGTGGAAATGCTTGTGTTCAATGCTTCTGATGTATGGTTTTGATCCATCTACATGGTTGAAAACTGCCGTTCCTTGGTAGTCGCCATAGAATGTCTTGTGTTCAAAAGTTAAAGTGTTGTATTCCAAGAATCCGTACTCATAATCGTAAAATTTATCTATTGGTCCTGTGTAAACAAGATGATTGGCGTAATCTCTCCATTTGTTTCTCATGGTGAAAAAGTCAACTCCAAGATTGATATCGATTCCATCAAGCATTTTTCTAATTGTTTGGGAATATCCTTCTTTTGGCATTCCTTGATATTTTGTTGTAAAATAATTTTCTTCGTAAGTTAGTCTTATTGGAAGTCTTTGAATGATGGAGGCAGGTAGTTCGGATGGTTCCTTTAGCCATTGCTTTTTTGTGTAGTGATAGAAAAATAAATCATAAATTTCACGACCAACCCTGTCCAAAGCCCATTCTTCAAAGTTTCTTGGATTATCGCAAGGAATTCTTACTTCTTGCAGTTTTCTTTGAGCATCTTCTGGTGTGACAACTCCCCACAATTGGTGAAGTGTCATCATGTTGATTGGGAAAGAGAAAACTTTGCCTTGAGACAAAGCCTTGGGTTTGTTGATGTAAGGAATTATTTTTGTGAATTTATTGATGAATTCCCAAACTTCTTCACTTTGAGTGTGGAATATATGCGCTCCATATTCGCTAACCAATATTCCGTTCTGCCATCTTTTGTCATAAGTTGCTCCAGCAATGTGGTTATTTTTGTCTATGACAAGGCATTTTTTTCCTGCATCTGTTGCCTTGCGGGCAAAGGTAGAACCGAAAAAACCAGATCCAACTATGAGAAAATCATACTTTGCCATTATTTTTCCTCTCTGAGATAATCGCTTATACGACCAGCAAGGTAGGCATCGCAATATTCTTTTTGTGAACTCCATCCAAATTCATAATGTTCTTTGTTGCCTAAGAAACCTGTAACCCAAAAGTCGATATTATTTTCCATTCTGTATCCCCAAGAGGTGAATGTTTTTACTTTTGCGGCTGGTCCCCATATGGCGCTCCAACTATCACAAGCCAAAACCAAATCTGCTTCGTAAATTGTAAAAGCCAACGATTCCAGAATCGACCATGAACCTATTTTGTTAATTGTCTTCTCTATTGTTTCTTTTTTCATGCATGATTGATATGGATCGTTTGGTCCTCCAACCATTAATATTTTGAAACCTTTTTCATGAAGAATGTTTACACATCTATCCCATGTAGGCACATACCAGTCCAAAAACTGCTGAGGCTTCATCTCAAGGCTTACTGGTTGCAGAACTGCAACTTTTTCATTTTGCTTTTTTTCTGGTATGTACTTTCTTAAATCAACCCATTCCTTGATGTCATGACTGTTACGAAAGTTCATTGGCTGGAATATTTTACAATTATATTTTTTACTGAAATAAAATGAACTGTCATTGTCGTAGTCGATGTCATATTCAATTTTTTTGATGAAATTACAAGAATCAAGAATTGTCTTAACATTTTGGCAACTTTTTTTCACTTTGCCGTGCGATTTGAATATTGGGGATGTGTGGACGATTGTTGATTGGAGATTTCTCTCTTTCATTGCGATATTGGCTCTGCACAGGTTAAGTCCTGTATCTCCAATCGCTCCTGTTTCAAAGTAAATATGTAGGTCTTCCATTACTCTGATAAAGTTTAGGAGTGCAAAAAGTGATACATGAAACAAATTGAACTCGAATATTTGAAAAAAAAAGTTGATGTCGATCTAAAAAAACAACTCATAAGCGGTCGTGTTTTGCTAGACAGATATTGCATGATTGATGAGTTATCTAGAAAATCGCCTTCTTATTGCGATCCTAATTATGCTGGATTTTACTATCATTTGGGTAAGTATATTTCTCCAAACAGTTTGATGGAATTTGGTTTTGATTTGGGTCTTTTCTCTGCGTGTTTCATGATTTCTTGCAAGACCGTGAAGAATTATTTTGCATTTAGGGAGAGCGATGGTTCTTTCTTTTCAGAAAGAATTGGTGCTAGGAATATAAGAAGATCATACAAGGGTAATTCAAAATATCACTATGGTTCTATTCATGATGATGTTTTTGACAAAGTTTTTGAAAATAGATGGGATATGGTAATTTTTTCTGTTGAAGAAAAATACGACAAACAACTTCAGTATTTTGAATTTGTTTGGCCTCACTTAAATGAAAATGCAATAATGGTTTGTGACAACATAAGAAGAAATCAGGCTACCAAAGATGCATTTGAGGCATTTGCGTTTAGCAAAAATAGAGAGTCTTGTTTCTTCAACACAAGGCATGGAACAATGATTTTGCAAAAATAAATGGCTATTAGACTAATTTATTATATTGGGCAGGAGGGTTATCGTGGGATTTGAATGCATATATCACTATCATGAAAAAGTTGATGGAGATTACGATAGGCAGGAAACGAAAACCTTCAAGAAAAAGGTTGGCGATCCATTTGATGATGTTAGTTTGGAAAGGTTGGCCGCTTCAATTATGGCTCAGATGGCAAGAAGAGACATTTGGATCACGGATGTCGAAATTTTTGAGTTGAGCAAAAAGGCCGTAAGCTTCAAAGAATCAAAAGGCGGAATCATCATAAAGAACAAAAAGTTTTTGTTTGATGGTGGTGGAGAAGAATCTTTTATAACTGTCGAAGAAATAATTCAAACAAGTCCTTCTCAAAATCCTCAATATACAGTTAGCGAATTTCAACAGGCATCAAATACTTCAATGCCTATTCAGCAATTATCAGCGGCTGCTGTTCATCCTCATAATCAGCAAAAACCTTCTCAACAGACAAGAAAAACAGTTGACCAGATGGTTTATTTGCCTGAACCCATGCATTTGCATACAGCCAAACAGAAAAACCTGCGTTTTACTGTCAACAAGAGGTATCCTATTTTTGAAAAGCGCCCATCACCAAATGGGGGAGAGATTTTTGTCACTCAAGATGACACAGGAAGAGAACAAATGGTTTCGGATGTTTACTTTGTTCCAGCAAACATCAACCTTATTGCGGACAGAGAGCTTGGTTTTAGTGAAACCAAAGAAGAAAAAGATGGGGGCAACCTCTATTGGGGAAACGCAGCAAGAGATCCCGGTATGCCTGATTTAAGAAGGAAATAATGACATGTCACTATCAAGAAAAGATATTCAAAAGAGAAAAGAGCGTGAGAACGCCGTCAGGAAGAAGGTTCTTGATAGGCGTGAAGAAATACGCAAAGAAAGGAAACTTGTAGAGGATGAAAGGAAAAAGGATAAAGAAATGTTTCTCCTAGAACATGGACATATTCCAGCCGCTCTTCCCGGCAACCCAGAATTGGCAGAAGCCAAAAAGGCAGAAAGGGAAAAAAAAGTGAGCGAAAAATTAAAACGAAATCTAGCCATCTTGAAAAATCTTGAGCAGGAATACGAACAGGAACAAGCTGCAAGAACCAATTTGAACAGCCAACTTGAGGAAGAAGGATACCATTCCATCAAAGAAAAAATGGATGCCCTTCACGCCAAAGCCTTGAAAATGCAAAAGGTAGTGGAAGACCTCGATGAAGCAGCAAGCAAATCAGGCAAGACAGAAGACTCTTTACAACAAAAATAAAATTTTCAGATTTATATCAATTTTTGGGCCTCATCTGGTGATAATAGGTTTGTGACGGCATCATCACCGTCACATTACTTTTTACCATGAGGCTACTATGTCACTCGACTTTGAACCACTTGATCTTTCTGAAATTAACAAAGAGGCACAACGAGTTTCCGAGGAGGCCACTTCCAATGCCGGAGGAGGTGATTACCTTGAGAAATTCGTCAAGATGCCAGATAGGGATGGCTATGTCATGCTCCGCATTCTGCCTCGCAAGAAAGGCGGAAGCGTATGGTGTGCCACCCGTGTTCACACCCTTTCCAATCCAGAAACAAGGCAGAAGAAAACCTATCATTGTCCACGCAAGTTGACAGACAGCGACAGGGGTGGTCCACCACGCTGGCTTGGAGATTGCATTATCTGCAAGTATTACAGCGACTTGTGGCAAAGGTCTGAGAGTCTTTCAGGCAAGGCTCAGGAAGAATTGCAGAATCAAGCCCGTGCAATCAAGCCTGTCGAAAGATATTACTACAATGTCATCGTTCGTTCTGAAAAGGACAAGGATGGCAATATCAAGAAGAATGTTGGACCCAAGATTTTCTCTTGCGGCAAAACCACTCATTCCAAGATTATTCGGGCTATGAAAGGTGATGAAGCTGCTGGCGAAAAGCCATTGGGAGACATCACTCATCCCAAGGATGGTCGTGACTTCCGTGTCGTTAAGAAGGTTGTCAAAGGTGGTGGTGGTATGGAATACCCCAACTACGACAACTCTAAGTTTGAAGACCAGTCTCCCGCTGGTAGCTTGGATGAGTTGAAGAGTTGGCTTGATAGCCTTCACGATTTGCAAGCCTTAAGGGCAATCAAGTCTGTGGATGAACTCAAGCATGCTCTCAAGGTTCACTTGGGAATGGTAAGGGAAAGCTCGAACTCAAATGACAGCGATCTGAGCGAGTTCAGAAATACAAATCCAGTTAAGGCCAAGCCTGCTGAAGCGATTCGTGAAGAACTTGTAGTAAGCACAACTCCTGTTTCCAAGGAAGAAACTAAGGAAAACGAGGATTTGGCTGATGATGACTTCCTAAAAGAACTCAATGGTATGTAACCCAAATAAGTACTGCCCAGATTTTTGTCTGGGCAGTACTTATTTTTTCTTTCACTTACGAATAAAGGAAGGCAGACCATGGCTAAGAAAAAGGCATCTGAAGGCGTTGATGATAGTTTCTTTTGTGATTTGGCAGAGGAAACAGGAGGCGATGTCCTTGATCAAATTGATTCAGTTAAATATTTCGTGGACACTGGTAGCCTAGCTCTGAACTATATTTGTTCGGGCAAGTTCATTACTGGTGGAATACCCGGTGGCAAACTCACCGAAATTTATGGTCCAAACAGTTCATCAAAGTCTCTTTTGGGTGCCAATATTCTTTTCGGCACACAGAAGATGAAAGGAGTTCCAGTCCTCATGGACTGCGAAAACAGCGCAAACAAGGAATTCATTCAGTTGGCAAGCCATTGCAACTTGAAGAGAATTGTGCGACACACTCCAGAAACCTTGGAAGATGTGTTTGCAAAAATGTACAAAGTAATCGAAGCTGCAAGGCAAAAGACAAGTAATGATGTTCCAATAGTCATTGTTTATGACTCAATTGGAGTAAGTCCTTCTGCCCGTGAATTGCGTGAAGTTGCTCTTCCAGAAAACTTCACGAAAGAGCAATTCAAGAAGATAGTTGGAGGTAATGAGCAACCCGGCGAAAGGGCCAAAATTTGCTCTAGAGAATTGCGAAAACTCAACACTGTCATGGAGAAACACAACGCAACAGTTGTGATTCTCAACCAAACTCGTGATAAGATTGGAACTTACATTCCAACCAAAACCACGGCTGGTGGAGGAAACGCTCTTCCTTTCTACGCTTCTTGCCGTCTTGAAACCAAGACAATGCAGAAAATAGAAAAGAAGTTAAGCGCCAAGAAAAAGAAAATCTTGGGCATTAATGTGAAGCTCAAGAATGTAAAAAACAAGACTCACAGACCTTTTGTCGAGTCTGAAAATGTCCAGTTGTTGTTCGATAAGGGAATCAATCCAATCAGCGGACTACTTTCTTGCCTTCTTGATTCAGACAGGATCGAGATATCAGGAACTGGATCATTTAAGGTAAAGCCTGCTTTTTCCAATGGCGAGGAAGTAAAGTTCCGGGCCAGTATGGATAGAAATGATGTCCCTATGGATATTCTTCTAAAATGCCCATCACTCATTGATGCATCCTCAACTAAGGAAGTTGAAGATTATCTTGAGCCCTACAAGGAAGCAATCGCTGGAAGAGCAGAAGATGATTCTGATGTAGAATTGTCAGAAGTCGATTCTCTCAGCGATGATAGCATTGACGAGGAATTGGAAGGTTGATCGTAACCTTATGATAAATTAAAAAACCTCTGACTATGAAAATTAGTCAGAGGTTTTTTTTTGTTTAAGAAATCTTGTAATTACCAGCAGAGATTTTAGTGAAATTATATCCTTCTTTTTTTAATTCATTTTTGACTTGATTGAAACAACTGTTGATTGCGGCTGTTCCAAATCCTTTCTTGTCGTATCTTCTTTTCAAATCTTGAATGCTAACAGTTTTTTTTGAAAGTAGTTTTCTTCTGATATAGTTTTTTATATTTTGATTTGTTGTATTTTTATTTGTTATATTTTGATTATCTTCTCTGGTAATCATTTTGTTTTCGATAAGAGTATATTCATATTTTTGATTTTTTTGCTTTGGATTACAGAAGGCTGGAACTAACTCATCAAGATCGATGACATTGACATTTTTCATGTTTACAAGAGACATGTTGGCTTTGAAACTATTGCAGAACTCTATGAGTTGGTTGAAATTTTTTTGATGGGTGAAGAATTTGCGTTTGTCCTTGAGTTCAATTAAAAGACACTTCATGATTTGCTCCGTGATTTCGCTGTTTGGTGTTTGCAGCAAGTTATTTGGGTTTTAATCTTCTGCACAACACAATTATAGGTATTTACAAACAAAATACTACTTGCCTTTTACTTTCTCTTATAATAGATGGTGGGAGGTTTTCGATGGATTCATATAAAGAAAAAATCGATTTGAATTACCTCCGCAGATTTGGCGCAGAAATCGAAATCAATGCTTTTGATTTTAGAAGTAGGCCAGTTGGGCATGGTGAAGGCAAGTTGCCAGAAGGCACATACTATGTAGCCAACTTGGTTCAAAAATCATCAGAAAATACAGTAAAAATTCACAAATGGAGTTATGATCACAACAACACATCATGGATAATCAAGCCAGATAGTAGTTGCGGCATTGAAATCTGCACTCCAGTCCTTAAAGGCTGGATTGGTCTAATGGAAACTTGTAGGGTTATTGAGGCTCTTGGTAACGACAAGAAGGTAAATGCCGATGACCGTTGCAGTTTCCATGTTCATGTTGATGTGAGCGATTTAACTGAACAAGAAGTGGCAACAATTATTACTTGGTGGGTAAAATGCGAGCCTGTTTTCATGGATTCTGTTCCAATACTCAGGAAAAGAAATCAATATTGCCAACTTTTAGGTCAGTCGGATATATTTGAAAAAGTAGAAGATAGCTTTCATGCAAATGATTATCTAATCAGAAGACTAGGATCTTGCAAATACTATACAATCAACACTTACCATTATCACAACAATAAAAGAAAGACAATTGAATTCCGCATTATGGATGGAGATTGCTGTCTCGACCCATGGATTGCTAAGAATTATATTCGACTTTTGCTGCATTTCATTGAAAGGTCATTGAAATTTGGAATGCCAAATAATTATTTTGAGGGAGATAAGTGGTCAGGTTACTGCTGGCTGGACCCCAAAGATGTTTTTGATTTCCTTGGATTCAACAAAAAGACTGATTTAAGTCTGGGAGCCAAGCAAGTTTACGAATGGTTTCTTGATAGGCTTCACTTAAATTGTAATTATTCATTGAATCATGGAATAATGGGCAATAACGCAAGGCGCTATGCCCAGAAGGAAATAGAAGAAATGTGTTTTGAATATGGAAATATGTCGGTCGATTACGATGATATATTTAATTTCAAATATCGTATATAATTAAGGCATGGCTATCATGTCTTGAAAATCCGTCATTAGATGGCGGGAGGCTTATGTACCCTTATAAGCAACAGGTTTTGGATGAAATCGCAAAGGAAATGAAATCCTTGGGAGAGGTTCTTGTTCCTTTTAATTATCCCAAAATGCCTGTAGGCATCTGGGAGGATGATTTGGGAATATTCAAAGCAAGACAAGTCACAATCGACGGTTATTCTCTTTTTTTGCATTACCAAAAATCGGATTATGACAATTATTTGATTGAAACTTTGCAAATACACAACCTCAAAAGCCCATTTCTTCCTTTTAATTTGATTTGTAAAATAGGAAGAAGATTCTTGGGAAGCAAAAATCTTTCCCTTATTGAAATTTACAAAGAACACAGGAAAATATACATTTGGTCATTATGTTCAGATAGGCAAGGAAAATCTATGCCTATTCCAGAACAAAACAACACAGAATCATGTGAATTTGAGGGATTGCAATACACTTATATGCAACCTCAAAATATTGATTTTTTCTAAACATGTAGTTCGGTTAGAAGATTTTTTCAATCAGTATTTAATCACAATATATACCCTTGTAGCGTCAACTCAGGACGCTTTCCTTTAACGAGGGTCTAAACATGAAAAAGAAAAAAATTCAGTCTCTTATCATAGACCATTTAATGAAACATGGTCAGATTGAAATACTTTTACCAGATGGCGTTAAATTGGAAATTGGCACAACACAAGAAAATCAAAAAGGCGAACTTGTTAGAAAAGACGATTACTGCTGGGTTATCACATCAAGGGAAGGAAGATCGACAAGTTTGGATGCTTACAACATGGGTCTTAGGTTCAACGATGATGAAAAGGTTCTTGTTTTTGAAGACAAGTTCATTGACCAAGAAGGCGATCACATCAGAAGATTTGATGTTGTTTAATTAATGTGACCATTAATGTTAATTAATTTAAGTTGACCATGATGATTCAATAAAACCTCCAATGTCCCCTCGGCATAATTATTCTTGGGGGCTATTGGAGCATTGAACTCAATCCATATAAGAAATCCATTCGGAGAATAGTAAAACCTAGATATGGTTATTCTCACTCCTTTGTTTTTGATTTGTTCGCCAGATATAATTTCAAGGTGACTGGCATTTTCTTGTACTTGTTTAAGTGCATATGCCATCAACTTTGAACTGTCAATAAAGTGTGTCCAGTTGGCAATGAGGATTTTTTCCAATTTGTCAGCATCAAAAATGTCCACACTATCGCTCCATAGAGGTATGTCATGAAAAAGCCTGAAGTATATCTAAAAGAGTTCTGCCTTAAACTTTCCGATGACAATCTTCGTTTCCTTCACGGCAGATTAAGCCAAAGACTAGGAGGAGATCTTGCCGAAGCTGTTGATTTTCTAGGCGGTATTCGTGAGATCGATAAGTGGTTTGCAACAGCTTCGACTTGCAATGACTTCTACGATATGGTAGATCATATCTTCTTCGCAGTGAATAAAGAACACGAGAAGAGATCAGGGGTTGCTGCTTGATTAAGTACGCATTGCATCTAATTCCAATGAGCCTTGCTGGCATTGCTGGCTTGGCTCTTGGTTTTTGCTGGGGAAGATTTCACGGCTATCGTGAAGGAGCCGCAGACACCATTATTATGTTCGACAGCTTTGACCGAGAAACAAATAAAAATGATGTTCGACGATTCAAAGAAAACAAAAAAATCCTCGATATGTTCGCAGACCAAATTCCATATTGAAAACCCTGATTAATTTGCTATAATCAAAAAAAATCAAGAGGTCTTCATGCCACCAATCATCAAAGTTTCTGATCAAGATGTTTGCGTAGCCACATTAGAATATCCATTCGCTAAATGGAAATTTGAAAAATTCAACCCTGTCCAAAGCAGGGTTATGGAATTTTATAACCAAGATTGCAATGCCCTTGTCGCCGCAAGAACGAGTGCTGGTAAAACAGTAGTGGCAGAGCAGTTCCTCGCTCAAGAAATCCGTGAAAGAGGAGGAAAAGGAATGTTCCTTGCCCCTCTCAGAGCCTTAGCTCGTGAAAAGGTAACAGACTGGACAAACCCAGAATATCACTTCTCTGATCAAAAAATAAGCATATGTACAGGCGACTTCAGACTCACCAAAGAAAGAGCAAAAGAACTTAATGAAGCTAATATTATCATCATGACAAGCGAAATGCTTAGTCATAGAAGCCGATGTCATACATCAGAACAAAGTAATTTTCTTAAAGAAGTAGGCACACTCATCATCGATGAAAGCCATTTGCTCACAGTTAAAGGTCGAGGAGATCATCTTGAGGTTGGATTGATGAAATTCACACAAATCAATCCCAATTCCAGACTCGTTCTTCTCTCTGCAACAATGCCAAATGTTGAAGAAATATCAGAATGGGTTAGCTATAGTCTAAATCAAAAGAACACTTATGTTCTGCGATCTGATTATAGACCAGTACCTTTAACAGTTCACTATGAATCTTATGATGATGATATCAGGGGATATGATGCGTTAGAAAGAGAAAAAGTAAATAAAGCTTTGGACATCATTGATTGGTATAAAGATGATAAATTTCTTGTTTTTTCTCACACCAAGAGAACCGGCGAATTGATGAAGAAGGAATTAAAGTCAGCAGGAATTGATTGTCAATTTCATAATGCTGATCTAGAATCCTCTGAAAGAGCAAAGGTTGAAGATAGATTCAAGAACGATCCTAAGTTCAGAGTAATTGTTGCAACAAGCACATTGGCTTGGGGCCTAAATATGCCCGCTCGTCGTGTCATCATTCTTGGAGTCCATCGTGGTGTCGATGAGGTTGAATCTCACGACATCCTTCAAATGATCGGTCGATCAGGAAGATATGGTATTGATCCAATGGGAGATGCCTATATTCTTGTTCCAGAAAGCAAAGTCAATAATTACAAATCAAAATATAGCAAATCAAATAGAATCGAGTCTCAACTTTTAGAAAATGTAGGCGGAAAGTACAAAACCCTTGCTTTCCACTTAGTAAGTGAAATTTCCTTTGGCGGAATTGAAACTACAGATGATGTCAACAAATGGTTCAAAAGGTCTCTTGCTTTTTTCCAAAACAAGGCATTGAGCGATAATGTCATTGATTCAACATTGGAACTATTGAAAAAATGTGGGGCAATTGTAGAGGAAGATGGCAAGTGGAAGGCCAAAACTATTGGTAAAGTGGCCAGTATGTTCTACATGAGTCCATTTGATGTGAGCCACTTGTATTTCAACTTTTCTAAATTATTTGATTTGAATAAGCAAGATGATGATCACGCTTTGTCTCTTGCTATTGGCAACATTGATAGCCAAATGTCAAATATTGTAAATAAATTAGAAAAGGAAGAAATGAGCCTTTACGCTAATAAGGCAAAAATGCAAAATGGTTTTCTTTTGGACGGAGCAATCAAAGCTGGTTATGCATATTATTGTCTTTTGAGCGGAACCAATTCGCAGGCTTTAGCAAGTTTTCAAAGAGGCATTCAGCAAGATTTCAATAGATTGAGTCAGGTTTTGATTGCATTGGATAGCATGAGCGGTTCTTGGAATAAGGCCGGATGGTTCAAGACATTGGAAGGGAGAATTGCTTATGGTGTTCCTGTACATTTAATTGATCTTTGCAAAATTGAAAATATTGGCAAGGTTCGTGCGAACAAGTTGTATGATGCTGGAGTTAAAACTGCCAAGGATATCGCATCATGCGATCCTCAGAAGTTGTCTAAGATTATCAATATGAAAATCGATGCAGTCAACAAAATGATCAAACAGGCTCAAGGTTTGTAATGTACTTTCTTTATTCTCGAAAGGACTTGCTTTTCTAGCATTCTTCTGCGAAATGTAGGTGAAATTTTTTCATTGTTAGTGCATGCTGCTTGCATGATTTTTGAAAGCAGTATCGACCTATAACATCCGGCAGAATTAGGCAATGTCATATATGCGGTAATCTCATCTGTGTTGTACCAATTATTTTCTATTACAAAAGGAATAGTTTTTGTTTCATACACAATTCCTAAGAATGTAAATTCTGGTATTACAAGTGGAAGTATTAAAACATAATCCATAATTACATCAGATTGCTGTATTCCTTCTACTTGGTGTTGACCAAAATGAGCTTGTACAATTCCATTTTTTCTCATAACAACTATGCAACTTACAAAAAAAAGTTCTTCTGTGGTAATAAATGAATCGGTGTTTATGGGTTTGAAACTTCCTGCTCCGGGGCTATAAAAAATATCAGGTTTAATCAAACCACCTTTAACAACACCTTCACCAATAGTGTAATCCCAATAATTACTAAGTCCTAACAATGAATTGCAAGGTTGTCCATTTACAGGGCTATTCGTATAATAGAAAAAAGACCCGGCTGTATCTATTTTACGAACACCTGTTTCTTCCATTGGCCCTTTGTCTGAGCCCGGAAGAGGCGGTCCGGTGTAAAGGTTTGGGTTGACTGCGAAATAACTTGTCATTTTAATTCTATATGTGCCACCTTTTGCGGCCATAGCACCCATAAAAGTGCCAT